AACGATTTGTTTTCGCCTTCTACTGGCGTATTGCGGCGGTTCCACTCAGCAGTTTTTCGTGCCTGCTCCGCGCTATGGAAAGCAGCTTGCCGTTCTCTGTATTCATCCATGGCGGTGCGGCGCTTGAATGGCTCTGCGCCGGGTGCGGACCTTCGCTTGTCCGCCTCTTTAAGTGTCGAGGTGTACTGCTCCGACACTTCAACTTGCATGGTGTCTATTGTCTCCAAAGCCATGTTGAGCTTTTCGGCTTCGTCAAATACAGACAATTCGCCCGCGTTAATTTGGTTAGAGAACTTGCGAACCTGCGCCTGCTGCAAAATTCGCTTGCGCGATGTCGGAGCCATACGCTGCAGGCGCAGCTTAGCTTCGCCCTTCCCGATTGTCTGAGTAGCAAGCGCGCTGGTTACGCGGCTTTGAGCGAGATCACTGATAGCATCAAACGCATTGATGATCTCACGAGAGGCCGCTTGCTTTTGCGTGACGTCGCCGGAAGCTAAGTAGCTGGTGAAAGCTTCGCGAGCATTACGGTTCCCCCGCTGCAACGCCCGCCGAATCTCTGTCCTATACGACCGCTTCGCATCAGCTGTAACGTTGGGGTACAGCGCTTCCAACGTGACAATCGCCGCATTGGTGTACTCAGTAATGTCCTTGTTGGAAATAAACTGAGCTTGCACGGTGTTTAAGCTAGCGCGTTCAGTGTCCAGCAGTTTTTTCGCGTTCTCTACTAGACGCTGTTGTATGGCGTTTGCTTTGGCTTGCGACTTATTGACCGCGCTAAGTGCGCGACCGGTAGCGGCGGTGGGCTGCAGCGCGCCTGTCTCAACCACAGCGTCAAGCCACGAAGGCGCTATCTCAGTTTCCGACTCTTCGATGCCGCGCGCTATCTCCGCATACTGCCGCGCCAATTTAGGGTACTGCAGCAGCGCGTTCCACGTGGGTCTATTATCTACAGCGGTAATAGAGTTCCACTTGCGCCGCGCAAAATCTGCGTTGGCCGGTTCTACGCCGACAAATTCAGCGTCTGCCTCAAGCTGAGCGATTTCCTGTTTGACGATATTGGCAGACTTGGTAAGAAATTCTTGCCGTGCCTCTATCTGAAAAAGGCGTTTTATGTCTGCTTTCTGATAGCCCTGTGCCAGCAGCACATCTGCGCGGCGCATCTTCCGCCGCATGTCCTTTTGGAAATCGGCGTCGGACATCTCAACTTCGGCATAGCTGCCTTGCCGGTCGCGCTGTAGTGCCCTGCCCCGATAAATCTCCTGCAGGTTTTCGTAGAATTCACCAAACTCTGTGTCTTCTTCCGGTTGCGGGTCCAGCACCGCCGCTAGCTCGTTGTTGGCTTGATCGGCCAACTCTGCGCCGCCAAACTCAAGGTTTATCATCTGGCGCATCTCATCAAGGAAAAGTCCGTAGCGACTCTCCTTATCCGTGGCGCGTACAAACCCTTCGTCTTGCAGGTAATCGCGACGCGCCTTAACTAGCTTCCGCTCGTTGTCGGCTGCTACCTCAAGGTCACGAATTTGTCTGGTAAGGTTGATGTACGCTTTGCTACCGGATTTCAACTTTGCCAGCTTAGGCGCAAGATTGGCTGCTTCGCGCCTAAGCCTTAAAGCTTCTTGATCTGCTTTTTCGTATTGCGCTTTCCAGTAAGGGTTACCGTAGTCGGTCTCACTTTGGTCGCCTTCAAGGTATTCCGTAAGCGCTGGCAGTAGGCGCTTCGATTCAGCTATAGAGATGCCGCGCATCTCTGCCAACCGCTTGAATACTTTCAGCGCCCAGCGCTCAATTTCCCTGCGGATTTCTTGCGGCGACTTGTCTGTACGCAGCGGATTTTGCGTGAACCATTCTGACAACGCGTTGGTAACATCTTGCGCTGTTGCGTATTTGCCGCTAGCAGCGAACTCAAAGAACCGGCGACTGAGCTCTGTCTCATCAAACTGGAAATCAGTGCTTGCGAGTACGCGTTGCAGTTCAAAGCTATCGGCTTTTAGCGGTGTGAAGTCCGTTCGCATAGAAGCAGCGGCTTCATTCAAAGCTTCGGGCCTAAGCTCGCGCACTGCCGCCGGAACAAGCTTTATCAGTTCAATGTCTTCGCGCGTTTGAGCGTCCGAAATATACTCGTTGTAACTTGCGCGCTGGCTGAGCTCTTGCAGCGCGTCTGTAGCAGGCATCGTCATCAAGGTAGCGAAGTAATCCAGCGCTAAAAACTCTTCGCCGCTTTCTAATTTCTCGTAAGCGAAATCTTCAAGGTCTACGGCTACAGCGTCATCAACATCGGCGTTGTTGATAATGCCCCCGTCACGAAGCCAGTTAGCAAACGACGCTTCGATGTCTCCGCGTTCAGCGGGCGGCGCTTTCGGCGGCGGCTCCACAGGAGTCGGCGTTTCAGTGTACGCGGACTCCTCTTGCTCTTCCGGAAATAGCGGCGTCGTGTCTTCGGGATCAGGCGTAGCGTCGATTGGCTCAAATGCGGCGGCATCTGCAGGGGCATTAGCGGCGTCCGCTATAGCGTTGAGTTCTGCGGAGGTGACGCTCGCTGGCACAGGCGCTTGCCCGCGCTCAAGCACAGTCTTCTTCCCGCCTGCAATACGAGCACCGTCTTGCCCAACCCAATGCACCGAGACATTAGATTTTTTACGCTTTTTGTCCCACGTCTTTTTGCCTTCGGGCCAAGCTAAATCGCTAACCCGTTTGTTGTCGTAGAACGAATCCATGAGGATTGGGATACGCTCACCAATATCTTCGCCGGGATTTTCGCGCGCCCACGCAGTCATTCGCTCTACAGCGGCTTCGACTGTTTCAGCGGCGGGCGCAGGCACGGGCGCAGGCTCAGCGGCGGGCGCAGGCTCAGCGGCGGGCGCAGGCTCAGCGGCGGGCGCAGGCTCAGCGGCGGTTCGCGTAGGCGCTGCGAATCGTTCAGCTGCGAGACCCTGCGCTACCTCCCACAGCCTGTGCATCTGCTGCGCTTTTTTACTGGGCTCCAAATCCATAACCGCTTGCATAGATTCAGCGGCCATTACTTTGTCGAAAGCTTCCTGAGCCTTTTTAGTCAGCGTCCCGTCTTTCTTGATTAGCTGAGCATTGGCTTTGGAGTTGTTGCTGTCTTCCGCAAACGCGCGCAATTGATCTATCAGTTCTTGCTGAGCTTGCGCATTAGGGCCAGCGACTTGCTCAAGCCGAGCCGCGTCTTGCTGCTGAGCCAGCTGCACCTGTCGCTCTGTAGTGCCTACCCCAGACAAAAGGCGACGAGCTAACGCGGCATTGACAGGCTTCCTGCCCTGCCTGATCGTTTCCTCTTCTGTAGCGAGCGCGTCGTTCCACTTGCGTACGCCGCTAGCAATGAACTTACGCACGCGCTCCTGACGTTCTTTCGCGCCTTTCTTACCAAACGCGTTAGTATCGTTAAGGTCGCCCATCACGGCTTGGGCTAATGTCTCAAGCTCAGCAGGTGACAGATTTGCTTGGGGGTTTTGCGCGACTTCGGCGATGATCTCATCGGCAGAACGCGGTGCAGGCTGTTGCACAGGCGCAGCTTCTTCGCCGCGCTCCGTCATTACCTCGCGGATCGTACGAATTTCAGCGGCGACTTTAGCGGTCTCTTTGCGTTGAGCTTTGGTGGGCCGCTTGATAGACGCCAAATCCTCAAGCTGCTCCAGCTTTTCGTTCAGGCGCTTAGCCCGTAGCTCTGGCTTTGTACGCTCATCGCTAAGTCGGGTACGTAGCGCCGCCAGACCTTCCTGATTATCCGGGTCCATAAGGCCGGTCATGGTTTCTTGCCTGAAATCAGGCTCAGCCAGTGGGTCTTCTGGAAGCTCTTGTTGAGGAATTTCTTGCGCTGCCGCCGCTGCTGGCTGCTTTGCTGCGCTAGCTGCGGCTTTCTTTTTGGGCTTTTTACCAGTCTGCGCACGCTCTAAATCTGCTGCGCGACCTTGGTATGTAAAGTCTGGGTTAGCGGCTTGCAGCTCAGACAGCTTACGCGCGGCACGCTCTGCAACAACCTTAGCCTCTTCGCTACCTTCGTTCTCGGTGGCTTTACGTTGGGCTTCAGCGTTCTCAAGGACAGCTTCGTCGTAATCCCGTTGAGCAATTGCCGTGTCAAATTCAGCTGCGTCAAAGTTGCCGCGTAGTATCCCCATGCGGTCCAGCAGTTTCCGGCGCTGATCCTGCAGGCGCTTTCTAGCTTGCGGAGACAGGCCTACATCCTGCGAGGCGATCTGCTTTGCTCGTGCCTGCTCACGCAAGGCTCTGTATGCAACGGTCGCACCGCTGATGTCCCGCATCTCTGGACGAATCATTCGGTCGTTCATCAGCTGGTCAATAATCTGCAGCTGATTATTGAGCACACCCAAGCGAACGTCGGCGTCTTCTGCGCCATCGGTGATCAGCGTTTCTTGCTGCGCTATCAGATTGTCGCGCGCCGCGAAAAGATCGCCATCTTCCATTGCGGCGTAGCGTTGGTAGTCGTTGAGCGCACCCTCGTCTGTAGACGACCGCTCAAGTTCCTCCTCAAACGTTTCAATGCGTTTGCCATCTGACCGAGTAGGTACTATTCCGACGACGCCGCCCATAGCCCCACCAAGCACCATGCCTAGTGCAGCGCTTTCGGGCACACCCTCATACAGCGGGTTGCCGCTGGCGACGTTAGCCAACACAGTCTCGACCGCAGACTGGGGCATTTCCTCAAACACACCTTCGGAGATAGCGCCGCCTACAACGCGGGAGGCCAACTTACGTGTACCTACTCCACGTCCGCCGCCAGCCGCCAGCACGTCGATGTCGTTGACGCCAAGACGGGAAGCCAAGCGCCCACCCAGTGCACCGAGCGTGCCTACAGACACGGCTGTGCCCAGTGCAGCGACGGCGCTCCGCTGCGGGTCTAGCTCTTCCTCTATGAAGCCTGCTTGAGCTTGCCCGCCAGCAATCGCGCCTTCGCCAATGGCTGCTCTAGCCACGGGATTATTGACCAGCGCACCCGCTGCACGGATGCCTCGACCGATAACCCCGCCGCCAATAATGCTGGGGACAGATTCAGCTACGAGTCCAGCGGTAGCCCGTGGGTTGCGCACGGCGGCTTCCAAAGCTCCGCGAAACCCCTGCGCGTCTTGAATGTTCTGCTGCTGGCGAAGGTATTCTTCAGAAAAACGCTCTTGCGCTATGCGGTCAGCGCTACCGTCAAAATCCAGACCAGTAATATCACCAACCGCATCGGCGGCACGGCTGACATAGTTCTGTCCGCCCACAGGATTGATAAGCGCATCTGCCAAACCGGTAAAAGCGCTAGGCAAGTTGCGCACACCGACATTGAAAGCCGTGCCGATGTCTTGCAGGGCTGTCTGATTCCTAGGCGGTGCGGGCGGAGGCGGAGGAGTATAGGCCCGCCGTGGCTGACTAAGTGACTGGGTAAGCTCGCTGGTTAGCTGAGCTTCAAGCGCATCAAGCGCATCGTTGTCAGCTAGCTGCAGCGCCCCCAAATTGGGAGAGGGCCGATTGTTGATTGCCATTTGCGTCGTCCGGTTTGCGAGCCTTTTCGATCATTTTGGTGAGCTTGTCTGTACCGTAGAACTGTACCACGTCTTTCGGTATGACAAACTCACCACTATCCAGAGCGGCGGGGCGCTGACCATCAATTACGGCGGGGATTGAATCTGTGGGAGCATTAGGGTCTGTGTCTACAACTGCTTTGCCAGATACATCGACCATGCCGCCATCTGCATAGCTTTCGACCATTCCGCCCATAGCCATTTTTTGCGGCTGACTCATACTCACAAATTCGTCGAAGCCTAGCAGCGGCAAACTCATTTCCCGCGCTTTGCTGACGTATTGCTGGTATCGCTGCATCTGAGCGCCATTGCCACCCATGGCACCGAAGCTACCTACAGCGCCTGTACCCATGCTCATCTGCATTGTAGGCTCAATGAATCCACCATCTGCTTTCCCTTCTTGGAATATAGGCGGCAATCCGGCGAGTGCTAGTAGCTGGTTTGCACCTTGTGGGTTTTGTAGGCCAAGCTCTTGCGCAGCGGACAATAGTTGGTCGGGACTTCCGTTACGCGCATTGACAATATCCTGCATCAGCTTAAGGCGTTGCAACCTTTGCGCCGGAGCCTCTGCAGCTAGTTTGTTTGACTCGGTCTGCGCGCGCATCTCAGCGGCTTGCATCTGCGCCAACGCGTTCTGCCCTGCTGAGTCGGCGATGCCTTGGGTACGCTGTGAGTCCAGCAGCAGCTCTGCGGCGCGGAACGCACTATTCATATCCCGTGGGGATGACGGGTTGGACACGCGCTCAAGCAGTGGGTCTAAGGGGTTCTCTTGCGCCGGACGCACAACGCCTGCGCCTTGAGGCAGCATATCAATGGCGGACTGTCGGATGCGGTTCGCCTTGGCAAACTCTTTATTTGCCTCAGCAAAATCCACATAGTTCACAGGGTTTCGCGCTTCGTCGCCTAGCGCGACCGTGCGCCCAGCCTCTATGCCTCTGCGCGCCCTATCCGCCAGCTGGCTTCCACCACCCAGACCCATAATATATCCGGCGCTGGGATCAAACGTTACGTCACCACTTGCGGTTTTGCTGCCGATACGCCCAAGCTTGTTACCAACACCGTTAGTAACTTGTACTGGTGTTAGAGCGTTAGGGTTCCCCCTACGTGGGCTCTCCGCCTGCGCTCTAATCCCAGCCGGATCAACGTCGACTAACGCATTGGTAAGCGCATTTCTAGCGGGCTCAAGTCTTTTGTTGCCCCAATTAAACGCGTTTTTTGCCGCGTTAAAAACATCGGCTCCGGCAGCAAGTCCGAGTGCGCCAAGTTGTCCGGCGGCTTGCGATAGACTTTCCGGCCCTCCCCCTTGAGCTTCGTTCTCTTGGGCTACTACATTAGCGATGTCGCTGGTGCGCTGAAACATGGCCATCAGACTGTCCTCCAAGCTATTTTGCCAGTCCAATTACTGCGGGCCTGAGCATCTGCGCCGGCCCTTTTGATGGCGAAGTCACGCTTAGCGTCTCGCACCTGCATGTCCCACTGGGCCTTGAACTCTTTCGCGGATGCCATGTTGGCTTTTTCGGGGTCGTTGTTGATCAGCGCACGGTGGGCTGCGTAGTCACACAATGCCAATTCATACTCTTCCGGCAGGGCGTTCTCTACCCCATCACTGGTGAGCATTTTTATGGGTTTGTGAGCGCAGACCATGTCGATGGTGTAGACATCGTCTGGAATTGGGGACAACCGCACAGCACCTGCCACGGCCTGCATTAAGAAGCAGCTGGGCTTCCCTGTGACGTTGTAGTATTGCTGTTGGTTGCGGGTATTGTCTCGAAGCTTTGTGCGAATCGGCGGATCGTCGCAAGTCGTGACATACATCTCGTTGACTTGAATAATGCGGGAATCAAGCGCGTAACTGAATTCCCCCGGCTCAGTCTCAAACGAGCAGAAACTTTCAAATCCGCTAACAAAGCAATGGGTTCGTATCGCAAATAGGCGATACGCTTCGTTCAGATAGCGATCTAACTCCGCATCTGTCCAAAGATATGGGATCGCCTCATCACGTAAAAGTGCAGTGCGAGTATGAGCACGAAGCTCAGCTAGCGTCATCGCCACCAGATTCACCTACATCGTCGGGTGTCTCAGGGGCAGATTCTACAGCGACAGCGTCAGTAGCAACAGTCTCGGACTTAGGCGGGCGGCCTCTGCGCTTAGGCTTCTCAGCGCCTGTCTCTTCCAAAACCGCTACACCTCTACGAAGGGTAACGCGGTCCATGCTAGGAATATCGACAACTTCAATATCCTCATGCAGCTGCATGTCGCCGTTCAGCGGATACACCTCAAGCGTTTTCTTGTTGCGAAGTACCTGCACGAAATTCTCCTGTGGAAAAGGGGGCCGAAGCCCCCTGTTTTATCAGCCGCAGTTGGCTACAACAGCCGCGACGCGGAACTTGCCCGTCGTCAGATCAGCACCGGCAATCGTAAACTCCAGCCACGTATCGGCAGCTACAAAGCCCCCGAGAAGTGCTGCAGCTGCCGTTGCGAACCGCCCAGCTGTTGCCAGACTGGTGGTCGTAACATAGCCATCAGGGTCAGCTGCGGTGCCTACGGTAATAGTTACCGAAGCTTCGCCCGTGATGCACTCCACCATGACGTGTTGCACGAAGCTACCCGCCGGAATCTTGATAAATTCCGTGCAGGTGTCACCGCTGGTGACGTTGCCGCGCGCAGTGTCGTAGGTGTTTTCGAGAACGGTAACCATCGGGTAGCTGGCAGCGTTTCCGCCACCAGACAGAGCGACCACGTCACCGTTTGCGTAGGTAGTAAAATCAGCCATGAGTTAATCCTCCTCTTAGCCTTGACGCACGTAGGCGGCGGTGAGGGCTTCCGGCTTGACTACCTTGTGGCCGTAAACCATCAGTCCGCGCATCAGCTCGCCAAACGTCGACTCCGCACGCAGAGATTCGGTGTTGGTCAGCTGAGTGGCGAAGGTCATGCCATCCGTAGTACCAGCAAGGAATTGCGTGGTGTTGTTGGCACCGTCCACGAACGTCGGCAGCAGGTTGCTGTTGTAGATCGTGAAGCGGTCAATCATACCCACGCGCCCGTTACGCAGCGGTGAAGTGCCGTCATTAGTCAGAGACGCGTCTTTGATGTCAGACAGCTTGAGCAGCGTCGTTGCCCAGTACGGCATCATGAGCCAGCGGCCCGTCTCAGGTACGTTCTCTTCGTCCAGCACCTGACCCATGTACAAGATGGTATCCAGTATGTTGGTCCTAGTGATTGCCAGCGGCGTGCCGGTAGCCCCAAGGTTTACGTTGCCAGACAGACGACCCGCTGTCGCGCCCTTGTTGTTGGCGGCGATGTCAGGGTAGATGCTTGCGAGTACACGACGGTCGAGCTTGATCTTCATCTGCTCGGAGGCGTCAGTAGCCCACAGGTTCATCTGGTCGATGTCTTGCTGCTTCTTGACGACATCGTCGATGATCGCGTTCCAGTAGAAGCCCTTGTCGATCAGCAGTTCAATCGTGCCGCCGATAGGACGCTGCGTGGTCAGCGATTGACCGATCTTGTAGTCATGAATTTCCAGCGTCGGCATGGTTCGGATGATGACCTTGTCACCTTGATTCCGAATCTCGCCTTCGTAGTCCGTATTGGAGATCACTGACAGCACGGTGCCGTCGTAATACTTTTCGATCATCTTGGTCGACCAAATCTCCGGAATAAATACGCCGGAGTAGGCGGTCGAGCCGGGTGCAATAGGATAAGCCATTGCTCAGTTCCTCGTGTCGATTACTTTGAGTAGTCGACGCGGTTTTGAGACATCGCTTTTGCCATCTCTCGCTCTAACTTGGCAAACTCGTCTGCCGCGTAAGAGCTTTTGTTGGCGTACATGTTAGCGATTTCCGTCCGCGTCCATATCTTTTCGTCGGGCTGCGACTGAGTAGACGGAGCGGCACCAGATACGCTCTTGCCGGGCGCGATTTGACGACGTTGCTGGTCTTTCTTCTGGTTTCTAGCCGCAGACTTGGGCTTCCACCCAACTTTGTCTGCGTACAGCCTGAAAAACTCAGCGACCTCTGCCGCGTCTTTGGCTTGAGCTGCCTCACCAAACAAATTCAGGCGGGTCTGCGAATCTTGCAGCCAGCTGATAAAGCCGGGGTCTTCATTGAGTTCCTGCCAACCGGGAAAAGTCTTTTCCAAATGATCTTCAAACGAAGCCGATGCAGCGGTTGTGCTGACCTTTTCCACTTGTCCGACTTTGGATTCAAGACTTTTGACTGTTGACTGAAGCTCATTAACCGTTTGGGCTGCTACCTGTGCGCTAACGCGCTTTACGAGGTCGATCATGTCTTCGCCAAAAGCGTCGACATCTTCGTTGCTATACCCTTTGGGCTGCGAAGCCTCGGCTGTCTGCGGCTGCTGTGCGGACGCCTGATTCATATTGGCGAGCAACTGGTGTAGCTGCTCTATCTGCTGGTCTTTGGAGTTAATCTGCCCTTGCAGCGACTTCCAGCGCTGGTCGGCCTTCTCAAGCTGACGCTTAAGTTGGTCGAGTTCGCGCGGATCACCACCGTCATCTGTCTGCGCGCTGTATCCCTCAGACTCTTCCGACTCTACAACTTGCAAAGCGGGCGGGTCTTCTGGTGCTTGGTCTTCTTCAGGCTGTTGAACTGACTCGGCTTGTTCCTGCTGTGCTTCTCCCGCAGCCTCAGCAGCAAGCTGACGAATCATTTCATCGGCTTCCTGAGCTTTCCGTTTTACAACACTTGACATATTACGCTCCTATCGTCGGTGCCGTCGGTTAATCGACGCTTTCCGGATCAATGGCTTTCATGAGCATCCTAAGAGCTTGAGCTTGCCCCTGTACGTTACGAAAGTGTTCCGTCTCAGGGGTGTGCACGAGGGCATGTGTCGCCTGCCTGTACTGCTCGTTCAAGAATTTCATAAGCGCTCGGCTTTGCCTAAGCGATTGAAGCTCCTGAATTTCTTGAGGCGTTAGTCCCTTCAAACCTTGGTCTGCTCTACCATACAGCCGTTATCGGCTAAATTGATTGGTGTGTCAAGGTCAGCTCGCCGGGGGCGGGCTGAAATTGTCTGTTACAGCGGAGCCATCCATCAGCGCTTGCCCGTTACCCATAGTGGGTGTTGGGGCATTAACGCCCTGTCCGCCGCTAGGCGGCATAGCCATTTGTGCAAGCTGCGCCTGCTGCAATTCTTCTTCTGGCGGAACCACTTTGTCAGTATTGAGCTCCAGCCCTTCGGCGACAGCACGCAGAACAGTTCCACGCCCTTCAACGCCCATAATCTGCATGTCGATTTCGTTTGCCGTCGCTTGGAGAAACTCGTTTCTACGCAGCTGCAGACTTTCGATGCGCATCAAGGCAACCGCGCCTTCGGCGACAACCTGCGCGTCGCCTTTTATGGAGTCATCCTCGTCGTACTCCATGTTGTAGTTGTACAACTTGGTCAGCATGGGGGCGAGGATGCCGGTGTCGATGTTTGCTACGACTCCCTTAAGGCCTTTATTGGCAGCGTCCATAAGCATGGACAGGCCAGAGGCTGTACGCCCTGCACCGCCAACTTTGTCACTTCCGGCCATGTATCTGGGCACAAGCGAGAAATCGTCTGCAAACTGGTAAAACTTTTCGATGACCGTAAGCAGTTCATTGACATTGCTGTTTGGCTGGTAGAACTCAATGGCTTTGCCTGAGTTCGTGCCGTACTGTGAGTCGTTAACCTGCCAAATATGCCAAGGCGTTAGTGAAGTTATGTCTACATCTGGCGGCAGGCGGTCGATGTTGACCGCTACCTGCGGACCTGACGCAATGCCCATGTTGTTGACCAAAGACCGCACCGCTGCGTTTACTACACCCTGTACGTCGTCGAGAATATCGGGCAGGCCGTAGCCCCAAAACTCGCCGGGCGCTTCTTCGTAGCTGGCCTTGAAATATGGGCGCACTCCCAGCGGGTCGTAGTTAAGCTGAGCTTTGATTACCCACTTGCCGATCATCCAGATGCAGACTTCATACATCTCTTCGGGGTCGTCTACTTCGGTAGAGTCGAGACCCCAGTCCATGAGATACCGCCCTTGAATGGGGCCGTGGTACTCCAGAGCATCAAACTCAAAAACGTTTTTCTGCAAGCGCTCCGGTACGGATTCCAGCGACTCCCCGTCTGTGTGGAAGCCCAGCCAATCATGCAGCCCACCAACAGATGTCTCCCGCAGCACTGCTCGGATCGCTTCTTCGTCATACCCCGGAACCCCAATCAGGTCGTGCAAATCCTTACGCGTAAGCGTGTGGTGCTCAAACAGGTAACCTTCTTGCGGCGTAGTCGCACCGGGTGCCGGGTACAGACGGAAAGGGTCTACGTTGTAGTAGTCAGTGATAATGGCTTCGCCAACTGACGGCTCTAGGCCCATCCCAGAATCAACCCACTCAAGCATTTTGCGCATTCGCAGCACTGGGCCTTTCATGATGGCTGACGGGTACGTAGCGATGTTATCCAAGAAATCCGCGAACTCGCGGTTGAAGTCGGCTTGGGCAAGCTGGTCTTCTATTTTCCGCTCCATGCGTTGTGCAGTTGCACGGGCTTCTTCCCGTAACTCCTGCTCCATGCGGTTGCGCTCGCTAGAGGCTTTGGCTCTGAGCATTTCCGGCTCAGGCATTGGTTGGCCTTCTGCGAAAGCCTGTGCAACTTGCGCAGAAACAGCCTCTTGGATTTTCAGCTCTATATCTGGGCGAAACGAGGGCTTGGGTGTAGGCCTGATGCCCCACGGTTTGTTGGTCTGTCCGAGGAACACGTCGCGCAGCCATGATCTGACGATGCTGATCTTGTTTGCGGTTACGCGGGCATACTCTTTTGACCCGCCAAACTCCTCAATGCCCCTCAACTTTTCCGGATCGTATGTAGCGGTGCGTGCGCGGTGGGCGCGCTGCAGGCGACGAAGCACGGCGTTCTTGGCATCGCGAGCGTCGCGCCATGCCGACATGATCTCGCCGGAAAGCCCCTCGTACACCATGTTGGTGTTGTTTTCTTGAGCGTCGGCAGTAGCTTGCTGTGCTTCCTGCTCGCGGCGCACCAACTCACTATTCGGGACAACCCGAATCAGCCCTAGCGCTGTTGTCTTCGTAGTCATCCGCCGATAATACCTGAGTAGTTGGTTGAGCAGCTTGTAGAGCTACCAGCGGAGAAGCTATCAGACCCGGACAGGTTAGCGGACAGGCTCAGCGATGCCATCGACGCCGATGCTAGCTGGGCATTTATGCGGGCCGCATCGGACAGCTTCTGCAGCTCAAGCTGTGAAGCCGTTGTCAAAACCTGAAGCGCGCGATCTATGTTGGCGATCTCGTTTCGAATGACCAGCTGAGCTTTCTCCACCTCTTTCTCAAAGCCTAGCGTCTTGAGGCGCTCTTGCGCTTCTGAGCTATTCAGCTGTGCTACGTACGCTTCGATTTCTCCCCTAAACTTACTGACGGCTGACTCTACTCGCCGCGTATCTGCGTTAACGCCAGCAGCCCACGCATCGACTTCTGTCTGGTAAATCTGCGCTTGCGCGCGAACGACATCATTGATGCTGCTTGTCTTCGTGGCTTCTGCATTTACCTGAGCTTCGAAGCCCTGAACTCTCGCTACATAGGCGCGCACCTGAGCTTCGTAGCCCTGCGCTCTCGTCGCTTCTGCACGAACCTCTGCTTCGTACTGCTGCACAGCCGCTGTAGCGCCGCGAATCTCCGCTTCGTACGCATTGACCACCGCGCTAAAGGCTTCGATCTTGGTAAGCTCACCGCGCAGCCGCGCTGAGTACGCTTCTACCTCGCTACGGTACGCGTCTATCTTGAGAGATTCGCCACGAATCTGCGCTTCATAGATACCAACCAGTTGCGTATTCAGCTCAGATTTCAGTCTGGCTGTCTCTAGCTGGGCACGGTAGGCTTCGATCCGTCCCAGTGCTACACGGACGTTGCTTTCAAAAGCTTCAAACTTGGCGCGGTACACAGCGATGTCGAGTTCGTACACCGAAATCGCGGTGGTGATAATGCTGCGCAGAATGTCGTAATGCGCTGTCGCTAGCTCGCGCGCGTTACGATCTATGGCAATGTAGATGTTGTACAGGTCGACTTCGTACCGAAGCCCCTGCTCAACAACAAACCGGTACTGCTGGATTTGCTCCCGCGCAAATTCGATATTCAGATCGCGTGAGCGCCGGGCAATGTTCTGCTGAGCGGTGTAGTTTGCCTCACGCACAGCGGCAAGTACCGCAGCGCCGGGCAGTTGAAATCCCCTAGATGACCACTCGCTTTCGGCGCGCAGCCGCGCATCCTCTGCAGCGCGAATCTCGTCTGCCGCAGCGCGGTCGTAGATTTCTGTCTCGACGACTCTAGGTAACCCAGTTCCTTCGCCGTCAATCAGCGTGCGGTTAAACGCATCGCGCAGATTCTGATTGACCACATACTCCAAAGCGCGCGCATCGAATATAGCCCGATTCTGCGCCACCTCTTCGTAGAACAAATCCTGCAACTCGGCAGGTCGTACAAAATTCGGCAGCTCTTCGGAAAACTCGTCAATGTCAAAATCAGGCGCAACCCCCAAGTCCCCAAGATCAATCAGGGGCGGCGGGTCAGGGTAGTTAACAACTACGGTATCCGGCGCATCAATCGGGTCTATGGCCGGCGCTGGGCCGGGGTTGTCCGGCAGTACCAAATTTGGCGGTGTGGGCGACCTAGCAACAAAATCGCCGAACGAAGGCGTAGGGGCAGAGCCTAGATTTCTGAGGCCAGACCCATCGTCAAAATCTACGCCGGGCTTTAGTGTCGGAGCGACTCCAGTAAACAACGTACCGGGATCGACGTAGTCGGGAGCCGTTACGTTGTCCAATGACAGTTCTGGAACTTCCAGATTGTCCAGCAGCTCAGTGCTAATTTCGTATTGCAGCGACGAAAAGTCAGGCGTGAAGCTCTGCATCGCGTCAATATCAGCGGCTGCATCTGTGCTCAAATTGCGAATGCGGTTTGTGTACGCCTGATACTCAGCGCTAACAAACTCATACGCCCCAGAGCCGGGGAATATGAGCGGGCAATATGTACCGTCAGCCATGTCTAAACCCGCCTACCTAGAATGATGGGGTATAGCTCCAACTGGTCAATTTCAAAATCTGCGCCGTCAATGTTTGTCAGCTCAAATTGCCAGTATCGAGACTTCAGCCCTTGGCCTATGTGCAGCAGATTTTCGCCGGGAGGTGTTTGCGCAGTTGTCTTACGCCCTTTGTACCAGTGCTCGACCAGCTCACCTGCTTCAACAGCTTTTACTTTTAAAACCAGTTCGCCACTAGAAGTGTACCCCAGATATGCCGATCTTACTCGTTTCTGCCGACTCGTCGCAAAGTCTAACATCATGCTGGTGAGCTCAGCTGTGATGTTTTCCCCAGCATCAGTATCGCCAGTAAGCTCGTACACACCAGTGTCGTTTGTGCCAATCATGTACTCTGGTGAGTAGGCTAACGAGTTGAACACGTAATTATCGTACTCACTTATTGGCAACGAGCCTTCGGTATTCATTACCCAGCCCTGAGATAGCTCAGCTGGGGTCTTCAGTAGCGCGTAAACCTGCGCGGAGTCGATAAGCTGCGCGAGATATTGCGCAGTCAATTCAGTGCTCGCCTCAACTTCTGCGGTATCAGAAACCTCGACCAGAATAGTGAGCAGATGTTCGGTAGAGACTTCCAGATTGACGACGTCAGTGATCAAGCTTAGCGCTTTAACTACAAAACGCG